TGACCCGACCCTGATCCATCCATTGTCAATAGATGGGGATCGTTTCCCAGGTTCGGCATCGACATTTTTCGATGTTCTGTTATGTTCAGGATCTTCTTGTTCATGCGAAGAAGATTTACGTAGGTAGGCACGTGGATGAGGAAGAAACTCTAAACTTCCCAACCCCACTATCCTCCTTACCTGAGCTCATACAGAACTCACACAAGCTGTCGTAGCTGCTAGACTTCCTCCTCCTCATTTTGAGGAGCAGGCAAGCCGAACCTTTGGCTAAGGGCGTCCACACGTATTCTCCATGCGTCAGGAGGAGATGGTAGAGCAATCTTCACCTCCTTTCCATGGAAGGAACGGATGACGTCCCAACCCAAGAGATCCATATTGTGGGCCTGGCCTTTACGCCAGAGCCGCATCCAATTGGACCACAAGAGTTTGGAACGATCCAATTCGACCGTTTCCGGCCGCTCCCCCGAAAGGAAGCAGCTGGTTGCGATCGGTCCCAACCAATCAGATTCGGGGTCCTCCGGCTGATCACCGAAGGATACAGACCCCAAACCACACTGACGCATCCCCCTCCGTAGGATGGCTCCCGCCTTTTCCCACAAAGAGATGGTTCCCAACTTCTCCTGGAGAAGTGCTTTACGACGAATGTGCTCCTCGACGGAGCAGCCGCTAGCCATGTAGGTGGTAAGCTTAAGCTGCTGTCGGGATAGGTCAGGTCGACCAGGTCGAGTCCAAGGAAGACCCAACCCACCAAGCACTTTCGGAACAAACCAGGAGACCCCTGGAGGAACTGCCTTTAATGACTCGCCCCACGAATCGATAAATCGAGTCATGAGACGCTCTTGAGTGACCTGATCGTGTCCTTTGATCAGGTCATGCGCCATCTGAGAGATGTCCTGGAAACGGAAAGTCTCGCTCGGTGCCAAAGCCGAAAGGCCGTGCCCCTTCTTGACGTTAGTACCAAGGAGTAATCCAAGGTTAACGCCAGGACAGTGCAACGGTCCAACGACGATGTCACCGAACTCATTCCGTCCTTCTTCCACAAGCCAGAGATCGGAGTTGATAGTACAGAACTTATCTGAAACAAAGTTCTTTCCGACTGACTTGACAAGTCCGCAACGGGCAGTCGTCGCCTCCCAAAGGGCGACAGCTTCTTGCGGACAAGGGAAGAGGATATCATCCCCATTGATGAGCATTGAGGTCTCCTCAAGAGACAGCTGACGGCCACTTGCCTGCTCCAAGGCAAATCGAGTGGCAGCTGCATTTACAAGGCATAACACCGGGAAACTCGTAGGCGAACCCATGAGCTGCCCCATCCGCTGACGTGACCATTCCCTTTCCTCCCCGAGCCTCACGGGC